CCTCATAGGAGATTTTGTGCGCAACCGGCGTTACGCCCTCAACCAGCGGCGTGGTATTGATGGCGTAGGGAACGGGGCGACGGAATTTGACTTTGTTCGCCGTGTTTTTCGGAACGGGTTTGGTCTGCCCGAACTTGCCGAGCACGATCACCGGTTCGGCGTGGGCCAGCATCACCGCCGCCGCGTGGTAGGCGGTGCGCTGGCTGATGTCACCATAGGTCGTAGTGGCCATGGGTTTGATTCCTCGTAAAACGGTCCGTCATCACGACGGTCCATTGGGGTTTCTGATCTAGATCATCTCCCGCGCATCTTGCGCACTCTCGTTACTGCGGCATCCCAAGCGGCGTCTGGATTTTCAACGCCCTCATCCATCGAGGGGGTCGTTGCGCGGCCCGGAACGGATTCGCTTCTCTTAGCGCGATCTTCGCGGTCTTTCTTCAACTGCGCGGCTTTTGCGGTTTGGGCGGCCTGGTGTTCGTCGAACGAACGAAGGAGGCCCAACGCATCGCCGATTTTCGACGAATGGAACTGCTCGCGGGTCGGCTCTGATTGAGCGGACAGCCACTGTTCGAATGGCTGGGAATTGACGGTATCCCGCCACCCCGGCCGAATGCCGTCCAGCAGGTCATAGAATTGATCACCGGCGGCGCGGGTGTTCGATTCCAATCGTTGCTGAAGGGCGGAAATCTTGGCTTCGGACTCGGCTTGCAATGTCCTGAGCGCCTTGGCTTCGTCCGGATAATCGCGCTCGAACAAGGCCCAGTCGATTTGTCCGGCCGGAGGCGCGGCGACAGGGGGCGGCTTGTTCGCTGCTTCAATCTGGCGCTGTAGGTCATTGATTTGGCGCTGGAGGGCGCTAACCCGGCCTTGGTCGGATCGGCGGCCGTGCTCCAGATCCTGAAACGCTTTGCGCTGCGCTTCGGTGGCGCCGGCCCACAGGTCTTCCGGTTCGCCAGCAGGCTGTTCGACCTCACCAGCCCCTTGTGGCGTTTCGCCACCAGCGGACTCATTGCCTGTGGACTGATCGGCCGGCGGTTCTTCCTTGGGTGCGGGATCGTTCTTTCCAAACCCGGCGACCACCTCGGCCCACAACGCGGAATCTGCGGAATCTTGTCCGGCGGCGTCCAAGTCTTGCATTTCAGAAGCGTCTGTCATAATTACCTGTGAGTTTCTATTTTCGGCAGTTTCTTTGCGGATGGCAATCTAATTATTTCATCTAGAATAATGAGTTTACCGCGAATATATTGCGTCTGCTCGAATGACATGGCTGGATTCATGAGCGATGGCATCAAATCCGTTTTCAAAGATTCCACGAACTGCGTTATTTCTGCCCACGTCTCCGAATATACGTCAATCATAACCCGCTTCCCGTTGCGAGCTTAATCGCAACCTCTCGGTCTTGTCGTTCAGATTCCCCTTGCTCTCTCATTTCGACCTCCTGAATTTTTGCTTGGAGTTGTGCCATGGTCTGATTATGAGTCAGCGACAATTCCAGCATCTTCAATTCGTAGGCTTGTTCGTCCCGTTGCTGCTCTAAAGAGAGCTTCTGCTGTTCGGTCGCTAGCTTTTGCGCTTCGACGTTCGGCTGCTGCTGGGCTGCACGTTGCTGCTGTTCTATTTCTTCATCGGATCGCACGATATCATCGGGATTGAGTCGCTGCGCTTCAACCGTTTTACGGTACAGTGCCGCCGCTTTTGTCATCGGCCCGAACGTCGGGTCATTAGCGAGAGCCATCAAAGACAGCAACGCTTGCGTCTGTGTCTCTTTTACCATGAGGGTGCTCGCGCCGCGCGCGTCTACCTCAAAATCGCCCTTGATGGAGGGGTCTGGATTGAACTGCATGTTGTAATCGTAAAACCGACCGATCAGCGGAACCGTCACGTCATCGTCCCAGTTTTTGACCACATCCCGCAAATACGAATTGCTGGCATTCATCAGCATGGACGTGGCGGTTGCAGTCTGAATCGGGGTGTTGCCCATCTCCCCTTGCGCGATTTTTGGCATGGCACCTTCTTCATCAGCCAGTTCTTTCGCGGTATTGAAGATGTCCTTCAGTTCAGGCTGGAACGATGAAATATTGAACGTGGCAAATGCGTTTCCAATCGAGGCGGATGGGTCTTTTTTCCAGAACACTTTACGGGGTGTGAGCGCCCATTGTCCATCCGCAGGTTCAATTAGTCGTGTATCGCAGACCGTCACCGGCCCGACCGACAACGCGCCGTTATCCAACATCGCGCGCCAGCTTGAATTCGTAACCACTTGTGGATCCCGGAGAACGTAGGGCATTCCGTACCCAAAAATAGAGCCGTCCACTTTGATCCAGTTGAAAACACTGTACCCGTGTTCGTCGGTTTCCAGCGGCATTTCCACGATCTTGATGATCGTTGTACCAATGAAATGCACCTCTACTTCCAGTTCATCGAACGCGCCCGGCCGCTTGATCCCGATCATATCCAAGATGTCCCGATCCACCGGGCCGGTGTAAATCCACAGCTCATAACAGGTGTCGTCACCGCCGGAGTCGTACACATCGGCGATTTCCCGAAGCCGGGCGTAAATATCCGTGTTGCCCTGGACGCCTTTTTTGTGCTGATCGTCTTCGAGTACCCGCTTCAAGCGATTGAGTATGTAGCCATTGTCGCTCTTGCCCAGCCGCCGCGCCTGCTTTGTGGTCAATCGCTGGCGTTCAAAGAAGAACTCTGCATCATCAACACGACTGGCCGCCATATCGGGGTAGAAGTCCCATAGGCTCACCCGCCGAAGGCCAGGCCGGCGCTCTTTGCTGATGGACAATTCGTAAGTACTGCCGTCAACTGGAATCCAAGCCTTGCGAGTGCGACCGACGACAATCGGCCCCTTCACGACTCCGGTCCCCAATTGCACCGCGTCTTGAATCACGTCCCTGGCCACCGCAGCATACCTGGCCTCCGTCAACTGATCGTCGATTTCGCGGCGCATCCCCTTGGCGGCCTCGTTCGCCTGTTCCATTTCAACATGAGCCAGTTCGCGCTCAGTGAGCGGCTGGCCATCAATGGCTATAGGCATCCCGTCGGCGCCCATGACCGGCTTATCGCTATTTGCGCGCTGGACCAGTTCCGGCTTGGGCGTCGGGGAAATATCCCAGTTGCGATCCGACGCCGGAAACAGCATATCGGAGAGCCGCGCTTTCGCGGTATCGGTGCGTGAACGGGTGATATTGACGAAGATAGACGATGACCCGGTATCCTCTTCCTGCTTCTTGAGTCGCGCCTCAAGATCAATGGAATAGCGACCGTGGTATTGCCGCAAGTCTTCAAGCCAGCGCTCTTCGATCTTCGCCCGTTTCGACATTTGCCGAATCAACCGTCGGCTCAGGACTTGACCGAGTTCATCCAATTTGTCGTCGTCGATCTTGACCGTTTTCATTAGTACCTCATGACCGCCATTTTCGGGAGATTGCGCGATTGCGGCGGTTCGGCATAGCGGCGGCACATGACCGCGTAACGCACTGCGGAAATTAAATCTTCCCGTTCCTTCACAATTACCCCTTCGTCTCTATGATACATGCGAAATTCTTCGAAGAATTCGGATAAATGGCTGAATACCTTGAATCTCCCAGACAGCATGTATTCGAGCATCAGCATAATCCCAGCCTCCAGACCATAACTCCCATCTTCGAATCGGGCGAAGTCGAGAAGCAGATTCAAGCGATGCCCCCGATAAATCTGAGCAAGCTGCATACCGTCATTTTTGCTGTGTTGTTGACCATCATGCGGCCATGCCCACGGCATCCCCTCAAACCCCCATTGCCGAATGGACTCGGCATGAATGAGAGGCGTCGCCTGGGATTTCCGGTACGTGTGCGTCACGTACAGAGTATCGGTATCGCGGTCATGCGCCAGCATTGCCGCGGCAAATGGGTGATCCCATCCGAAATCCATGCCGCCGATCAGCGCCCAATAGGAGGGGATGGCAAAAGGGGCGCATTTGATGTCCTCTTCTGGAATCGGGAAAATCGCACCGCTACCGAGTTGTGGGACGCCTTTGCTTCGCGCATCGCGTTGATATTCAGGGATCCCAGCCAATAGGTCGGCCTTGTCTTCATCGGACAAATGGGGGGCATCATCCCAAGTGGCCATGACTACGTATTTGCTCATGCGGATTCCTGAATCGGCAGTTTTCCGCCGGGAAGGAATTGCAGAATCAGCGGCGTCAAGCCCTTCAGCGGCGTGAATGTAAGCATGACGATTCCCTTGGTGGTCATTGTGCGAATCAAGCACTCGCTGTAGATCGATTCCGGGCATTCTTCATCTAGCCAGATGACATCCACCTCGGCCGCTTGAAAAGAGGTCCGGCCCTGTTCGTAAGTTTTGAGCACAAGCGAGGAAACCCCGCCGGACACATGCCGGACATAGATCGTGTCAGCCGCTTCGGAGACGCCAGAGCGCGGCGTGACCTTCAGTAACGAGGCTTTCGGAATCAACCCGGTTCCCCGGTCCGACCACGGGCCGATCAGTTTTTTCTGCATAGAATCTCGAACGTCCTTTGTGGTTTCCCCGGACGCCCAAGCAGTGATCGGCCGATTGAATCGCCGGCCCTCCCACCAGTTCGGATACTGCCCGGTCAGATGCAGCACGGTTTCGTATCCCCCGATGCCCTCGCTTTTCCCGATGCGATTGGCTGCCAGAATGAGCCGTTCCCGGTGCTTTGCCCCTGACCGGAAAAACTCCATATGCTTCGGATAGAGTTCCCGGCGTAAGGGACCGGCATCCGGGTAATAGGAGTCCAGCTTGCGCGTTCTCGCCCGTTCATACGCCTTCTTGACTGCCAAATATGTCAGCCAGACCGGGGATTCCTTTTGACATAGACTTGATCCGCTCAATTAATTCATCCTGACTCAGACGATCTAGCGTCTCTTCGCCGAAGTCGAACTCAACCTGCTTCTTCTCAATCGGCGCCCCCAGCGCTATTTTACCGATTTCCTGAGCTTTGCGCAGAGATTGCGCCAGATGATTCATGCTCTGTTGGCTGATGGGCGCGTTCGAATTCTCTTTGAGGTCTTCCCGAATTCTCCGAATGACGCCGCGCTGAATCGACAGAAATTCGCGCGTGGCCGCGAAAAATTCCATGTCCAGCAATTCGGATAGCGCGTCCCGTTGTCCGCGCCACTTTTTCTTTCCGACTGCGGCCATTCTTGATCTCGCGCCTCCAGCTCAAGACCGGTAATAGCGGCTCTGCTTGAAGATCACAGCGAATCGGTCCAATACCCACCCAACTTTAGCCCCACCCATCGACAACTTGAAAGCCCAACGTTCCGCAATGGGCCCCTTCGCGAACGGCACCCGGCGGCGCCGCGATTGGCTAGAAGCCAAGAACGGCACTTGATAATCCGTCTGTAGTGAGCCGCCGTCAATGCGCGCGATGGCGGTCAATTGCATGGATGCATCAGCGGACAGCATCAGCATGGCCTGCTGAACATTGCCCTTCCCGCCGGGGCGAAAGGCCATATCGCCGGTCTGAATGAAACTGGAAACAGTCCCCTCGTCGGCATCTTCCGCAGCCGCCAAGCGGCGAAGCCCATCGGCTTTGGTGAAATACACCTCGCTGCCCTGACTCATTACATCGACAGCATCGATGTTGTATTCAGTAGCCGCCAGGGTATGCGCGTTAAGAACGACGATCATGCGGGCTCATTCGCCACATCCGGCGTGGTGTATTGGTTATAAAAATCGAGCTGATAGGTGGTCTTGAAAGTTCCCGCCAACGTGCCGCTCGTGATGGGGTAGGTGGTGGGGGCATAAGCTATAAAAGCCTTGGGCTTATCGGCGGCGACAAGCTCCGAATAATGCCGGTACGCGGTCGAAATGATCGATAGCATGATGGACCGCCAGTCGCCGGTCGTTGTGTGTGCTTCGGCGGATGTGAGGCCGTCCAGCGCAGCGATGGGGATAGTGATGTGGGTGCCATCGCTGGAGTAAGAAGGCCAAAGCGTGGTGGGGACTTTGCTGAAAGCCATGAGCGTTGTCTCTACGGTTCGTCGGCAACATTGCCGGTTGCATAATCGAGATTGAATCTAGAAATGAATGTACGCCGAAGCGCGGGGTAAATGCCCTGGTATGACGCATTGTAGTTGGTGCGCATCAGAGTTCGGTAAGTTTGCGGCGTCCCGCCCTCAACCGCAATCATCGCTGCGTAATGCGATACGGCCTTCATCAAGATGGATTGCATGATCTTCCGCCAATCTCCAGTGGCCGAATCCGCCTCGGAAGCGTCTAGGATTGCATCAAGATCGATCAATGGAATCGTTATGACCGTACCGTCCGAAGTGTATCCGTTCCACATCAGGTAGGGAGCAAATTCGGAGTGCGATAGCCCAACGCCAGTAACCGTAGCAGCGCCAGCAGCAAATCCCAGAGCCAGTGCGTTATTGGCAAAGACCGTCGCCACGCCATACGAGAATCCGTTTCCTCGATTTGATAGACCTTGAGCAATAACGGTATCGGCGATTCCAAGGCTTGACCCAGTCGCCAAAGCCAATGCGGATCCGACCGCAGCCGCCGATCCAACCCCGAATGAAACCCCGCCGTAAAGAGCAACGGCCTGTACAGTGGCCACGCCATAAGATAAGCCGATGCTTGGCGGTGTCTCGTAAAGCGTTAGAGCATTACCCGGAGAAAATAATCCGAGCTGAAGCGCGTTGCTCATTAGAAGTCAAAAGCCATCGGGGTTAGAACTGGCGTATCGGAAATCCCCGGACTACTTGGAGAAGCCCCGTGATCAAATGCGATCAGCACGAACTGGCTACTTCCATTAAGATAACGAAATCGGTATGTTCCATCATCTGCTGATAAGGTCTTTGCAATCGCGCATAGCTCTCTTCTCGTTTGTAGAACAACCATATAAGCCCCAGGGATGCTTTCCTTCGATACCGTTGCATTGGAGACGATTTCATAATTGCCAAAGTGATCAGCGTTATGACTCTTCCCAACGCGAGCTTTTATGCACAAACTCATCGCCAATCCCCAAGAGAGACACCGAATACCGGCGCGGATGAATCGCCCGTCTTGATGGGGAGGATATATTCGGCGAATCCATCCAACAAGTGTGGGGTATTCCAAGTCAACGCTGAATTGCAATTGTTGAGATAGCCAATATATCCAGGCATCTTTCCACGCATATTCGCAGATGATGCGCCCTCGTAAACTGGCGAAAAGTCGTATCCTAAAATCCCACCGGCAGATGGATGCGGATAAGCATCAGCAGTTGTCAGAGCGCTATAGCTTCTAACGCCGCCCTTTGACGCCAATACTGCCGTTCCTGTTCCAGCGAATATTCGTGGGATATAATTTTTTTGATTGGCCGTAGCCCCGTCCGTGTAGCCCAGATATGGCGTTCCAGTTGCGCTAGAACCGCATGAGATCATGCAATCCCATGGAGCGGAACCGGATGCAAAAGTGACAAAATCTCCGAAACAGTATGCCTTGTAGGTTCCGGCATTGTCAGTATCAACGACTAAATAGAAAAATTTAGAGTCAGCGACAAGAACCCAGTTTCGCGTTGCTGAACTCGCTGCGCTTGATTTTCTAAAATATCCACCTCCCGATATTTGGGCGGCGGTGGGGAATGGGTCTGTTCCCGTATTCGCGTCAGTCATTGCCTGATAACCGACTACGCGAATACTTTGCGCGTCAGTATCGTCTACTCGCAAATAACTTCCTGTTCCAGATACCGAATCGTTACGGTAGGCCGCTATGTTCGTGCCGGTATAAGGCAGCGTCAATCCAGCGGCAGGCACCTTTGCCGTGATCGTGCCGGTAGCCGTCTGATTGCTAATGCCCGTTGCGTCGAACGTGAATGTAGTCCCCGTGACCGACAGCACGCGCTTTCTGCCATTCAACCCAGATGGAGATGCCCCCGCTATTTCGACCACAGACCATTGCAAGAATGCGTGGCCTCCCGAAATCGTAGCGGTAGCGACGCTGCTCGATACGGTAAGCGATGTCAGTGTTACCGATGTCAGCCCATTTACCAGGCACGCGGATAACAGAGCAATCCCGGCCCCAACTTGCCCACTGAGCGAAGGGGCGCCCTGCATTCCGCTTGAGTACCAAACCGTTTGGCAGGCCACGCATCAATCCTCAGAAACCGTTGTTCCAGTGCCTAGCTGCGGAGTGATGCCCGTCGAAATAGCAATGTTTGGCGTCACGATCCCTGAATATAGGATCTTTCCGGTCCCGCTCGATGCTGTTCCTATTGAAAAATGTGTCGCAGTTTCAGAACCACCGGTAGCCTGTGGAAATGAAATAATGGAAGTCGGAACGACTTGATTCCCACTAACCGTCCATCCGCCAGAAGTTCGGGCAACTGCAACTCTAGCGTATGATGTGTACGCGCATTCACTGGTCGTTTGGCTGCCAGCCTCGCCCGGGTCAGCCGTATGCAGCGCGACATAAAGATTAGTCAGCGGCGACGATGCGGCATTATCCGCGATGTTGGCAATGGCTGTTCCATTGAAAATGAGCAGCAAAAGATCATTCTCAAACGTGTTTCCTTTCGACATTAGATACTCCCAACAAGGACAGGAGGGGTTAATTTAGAGCCGAACGCACTAGGGAACCCGCTAATGAAATGATCTTCGGCGCCTCGGATCATTAGCTCGCCGCCGAACGCCTCAAATAAGCTAAATGGAGGCTTGATCGGATCTTCTGAGTCGTATTGCGCATAGCTGAACGCCTCGGGGGCTCCTCGCGTATCGCCCGATGTCGGGCGCGATGTTTTCCCCGTATCGCTGACGAATTCAGTATAGCGCGTCTCGCTCATGGGATTTCTTCCGAACGCCGCAAATTCCATAGTGTAGTCAACTAGAGTGCTAGTCGTGCTCGTAGTGTCAAAGTCAGCTTGCCCAAGACCGGTAGTCACCGCATTAGGAAAGAGCGGCAACTCGGACGGATATCCCCGTATATTACTATACTGCTGATACTTCCTGGACGGAGTTGGCTTATCGGTCTGAACTCTATGAGTTGAAGTAACAGAGACATGCTTATACCTCGAAATTGCCGCTCCTTCCGCGCAATCGTGCGGAATTACTAAAGACAGCGATGGGGGTATCGCAAGCCGGGTCACTATGTCAGTTGTGACTGTGGGTTGCCAATAGGCATCAACTCGGTCCGCGAGCACCAATGAATCCGGCGGGTTGGGGGAAACTGAGTAGTTGACAGTAGTGCAAGTCGAATTGTCAGCGAAAGAGAGACTTACTCCGCTAACTCCAGAATTCACCGAATATTCTTCGCCCGGCGTTAGATCAACCTGTTTATTAGTGATATATCCAGGACTTGAATCTATCAACTCATATACCACAGTGTCACCCTTGACGATCTTATATGAGATATCCTGTGTGACGCCGGTCTTAAAATACCCGCCACCAACCTTCACAATCGTTCCGCAGACTTTAAAAGAGAGGCCATAATCCTCGGATTCCTCATCAGTGAGCGCGGTTCGCTCTCTCGAATAAAGCACTGTGTACAGCGAGGTATTCTCGATTCGGTTGCCTTCGTCCGCCCCGTACCACGCATAGATCGGCACATCAACGGGCGCGCCATAGCCTGGGATAGTTCCGTTTCCAGACACAGCCCACGGCTGCATGATCTTCCCGCCGAAAGACAGTGAGGGGATATAGACAAGATCGCTTTGCAATGCCACGATGCGTTGCCAGGTATACCGGCTCCCAGTCGTACAGGTCACAAACGGTTCCGCGCCTCCTGAACTTTTATCGACGCCAATGGCTAGTGTCCAAATTTCGGTTTCCATACTGTCGATACGCCCCTCGCTCACTTCGTAGGACGCTACGCTCCGATGCGCGACCATCGTTGCAGCATTGCCGGACCAGTTAAAATGCCAACTATACGCGACGGGATTCCATTTTGATGATAGTGATTCTTGCAAGGCCGGAACGCCAGAAATCGCAACGGTATAGATTTCGTCTGATAGGCTTGAATATCCCAACACGAACGCTTCGACGAATAAACGAGTTTCGACGTTCTTTGCGGAATCTCGGAGTTGCCGAAGATCAAGCGGCACATCCAACCGCGTAAACGTGGCGGTCGTTGAATCGTTGATTCTAACTTTCCAGTATTCGCCGGTCGTATCGGTCAATAGTCCGGTACAAGTATGGGATGCCGCCCAGTCATTGATGACATAATCGTCCGGCACATTATCTTCGCTGATCCAATATTCGACCTTACGGCCGAGTTTTGCTCGCTGATATAGCACCATCTTCCCGGTGCTAGTGCCAGGCCCTCGCCCTTGCATCAAGTGCTGTGGACTGATGTCAAAGTCGCCAAAATGCTGAAATGTCTTTTTCCAGCGCCGGTAAGCGCGGTAATAATCAAGGTCTTCCTTGGGATCATCGAACCCTAAGCATAGGGGCTGAGTCATTGCAATCAGCACGTCCCCGATGGGACGCGCATCAAAGCCAATATCATGAAAATCCCAAGATGACCAATCCCTTGATCGGTCATTATGGATAAACACCGCTTCTCGAATGTCTCGGACTAAATGCCCATCTGTAGTAGTGAAGGTTGAGGAGAGCTCCTGAGAGGGGACGACGAAACTGGATTCCAAGTAATAAGTGACCGTCCCAACGACTTCCTCAATGCCTGGAGTCCATACCCGCGCAAAGACTCGCTCCCCAAGAGGAGTCCGCATGACTTGAACTTGAATACGCGAACCATCCGCTCGCTCCCACTTCCCAATCGAGTAAGTCTGCTTGGGCAGTAACCGCCCGAATAACAGGGCTGCCTTTTCTCGAACGATTCTTTCCAACGCCTTGGATTGATAATAATCCCCTCTCGCATGGATCGTTAGGCATGGACCAAACCAGTAGCAGTTCATCGTTACCACACCAAGGCTTGATTCCTGCTTGCCGAGGTGTCCTCTCGCGACGATCCGCTCCAGTCGCTCTTCAGCCCTACATCGCTCATTTGTAGCAACGCCTGGTACATCCAGACCCGGCTTGCAGCAACAGCCTGCAAGATCGCGATGGTCTTATCGGATATAAATTCAGATTGCGAAATCTCAATCTTGGCATTCGTTTCTTGCGCTTGCTGATTGAGCGTCGCTTTTTTGAGCAACCCTTCGTTCTTGGCGGTATCGAGTTGCAGCCCCAATTGCGCCACGGCTTGTTGTGCCGTGATGTTGAGCTTGGCTCGTTCAATCGCGGTGCTGTTCTTGGCCGTGTCTAGCTGCACTGCGGTTTTATCCGCTTCGAGCTGTGCGTTCAGAGCGTTCGCTCGTGCTGAAAGCAATTGCGCAGCCGCCGCCGCTAATCCCTGCACCTTCGCCACTACGGACTTGTAATGCTCCAAGTCCGTCTTTTCCTTGTCGAGCTTCAACCCCGCAAACTTCACCGCCCCTTCCACCTTGGCCGTCCAGAGCCTGATTTGTTCGTCGATTCCCTGGTAATGGGTTTCCCTGCCCACTTTCCATGCCTCAGTTTCAGCGCCGAAGATTTGCGCGGTGGTTTTGTCGGCTTCTAGCGTGGCTTCCATGGCCTTGAGCCGAGATGCCCACGTCTCTAAAGCCATCTTGTTGTCAGTCGTTAGCGCGTCAATATTCATGCCGACTTGCTTGAACACCTGTTCAAACTGGGCGAGATTGGCGTTGTACATCTGCACGCGGGCGCCAAACAGAGCGTTGAAGATATCGACCGCCAATTTGCGGGTAGATTCAGCGGTTGCAATCATCCACCGTTCCATATCGACCAGCACGTCAACGGCCTTGAAATAAGCTTCACGGACCAATTCCGTTCGCTTCTTGACGATTTCCCCTTCAATGCTCTGTAGTTCCTCGGAAGCGTCCTGTTCCGCCGATTGCGTCAACGCCAGCGTGGCCTCAGTCGGCAATCCCCAGTATGACGCAGCGCCGCCATTTTGCGCGCGTCGCAGTGATCCTACTTTCTTTCGCGCAATCCGCGCCGCCGCTTCGGTGGCGAGTTGTTCCCAGTATGCGCTTGGCAATCCCTGGGTTGCTGGGTCGTTCAGAATGTTGAATAGCTGTCGCCGAACTTCATCCGCTCGTTGCTGCATCAAAGGGTAGGCGGTCCCTTCCCAATCGCTTCCCCATGGGTGATCAAGATTAAAGGCGCTGGCAGCGGTGGCGATCTTCGCAGCAAAGGAACCGAGTGCTGCCGATAGAGAAGAATCCGGGCTGAACCCGCCCGTTTCCGCTGATAGCAACGCCTTTAGGTTTCCCGCGACATCCGGCAATGCGGAGGGCGGGCTGAAGCCTATCGGGGTTGTTGTCGCCTCAGCGGGGGCGCCCGCAAATATCTTTGCGCCCATAATAGGCTTCGGATCGATCGGCTCCGAGAACGTAACATCATCAATCGCCCCTGACGCACCTGAAGGTACCGAGATGCTGCTAATCGACACATCCGGCAAAACTTCCGCCGAATAATCCGGCTCGGTTGCAACTGAAGCATCCGAAACTGTAGCGGTCCATTCTGGGATCACGGTTTCGCCGATTGTCGCAATATCATTCCATTCGAGCGCAACCGAAGTTCCAACGCTCGTATCAACCGTCGAAAAGGGCAACGTAGCAATGGCCGCTTGCAGTTCTTCAAGGCCGCGCTCTGCAACCGCGCTGGCTAAATCAGCTTTATCGATGTTGTCCGAAATGACTTGCTGAACATATTCCCATGTAGGCGTAGCCATAGCCTTACTCCGTAATCCCGATCAAAATTTGATGCAGCCCGTCACGCTCGACGTAGCTGAAACTCGCCCGCGAGCCGGACGGGAATCGATAAACATTCTCGGTCATGTTCATCGTGATGCCGTCCGGCATCCCAGCCACTAGGCCTGTTTCGGTCGCAAAGAGCGCGACCAACCCATCCGTTTGTAAACGGGGAATATGGGCGCCTGAAATCAGCATTGATCCGGCTAGCACCGGCGTAGTCGTTTTTCTGACGGGAACCCACTGTTCCGGGGACTCGCCAGTTACCCACCACAACCCTCTAGCGGTGGCCACCCATAGCCCCCCGGCAACCCCTTCAGCCCCGACCACGGCATCAGGGAACTGCATCACACTGAGCCGGTGGAACAGGTGCGGCTGCGCGGCTTCGGATCGGAAGATGTAATTCTCGCGCCACATCAGCATGAACGCACGGAACGAACATAACCCATCGGCGTTCGTGATGGGGCCTTGCATGAACTCGGTACGGGGCGGATCGCCGATACTTTCGATGCCCGTGATCAGAACGTCATTTGCGGAATCGATGGGAACAACACCCGCAAATGAGGTGGTCTTTTGGTTCGCTTCCGACACATACAGATTGACCTGTACCACGTCAGCGGTAGCCCCCTGGACCGAGAGGGCAATCCCGCCTTCTTGCGCCGGTTTCGCGGCGGTTCCGGCTGTTCCGGACAGCTCGATTTCGTAGGTGGGCGACACGCCGCCTTCGTTGCTATTTGCATCCACGAATGCAGCTCGGACAAGATACTTCCCGGGTGCGTAGAGGCTCCCAGCTCCTTGCGTCAATCCCGCCAAGGTGGGAATCGGCAAACCCCAAGACCGTACCGACGTTCCGTCAATCTCCCAGTGTTTTGCCCCATCGGTGACGTAGACCTTGCCCCAGTGTTCAGCCAGTGCCGCACGATAACTCAGTCCGGTGATGAGCGCGGCATCCGTCGCGGCCCGTTCATAAAGCGTCACCCCGTCTTGGAAAAACAACCGCCCCCCAACCTCCCAACCCCCCAA